CGTTGTTCTAGCCGCAATACGCACGAGGCACCCTCACGCCTGGTGGGGATCTGGGACCGACTCAAGCGCGCTCCAAAATGCGCTGTCGTCGTCCCCCAAATGGTAGGCAGTGCAAACTGCTCGCAAATAGTACGCTCTTTCATTGCGCCGAATTTTACGAACCTCACAATCAACCCCCAATTCTACCCCCTCTTTCCAGGCCTTTTCCACCACTTGTTTGGCGCATAAATGGAGTGCTCGCTTATCAGCCTCACTCTTGGTGAAAACACCAACAGCATTAGCCTTAAGCTCGCTCACCAACGTTTTAATCATTGCCACGCGCCGGTTATACCGGTTTGCAGACCTATGTAAAACGCTATATTTCCTCTTACCAAAGACCTTCGCCATACGCTGTTTCATATACTCCCACGTTTTGACCACTGGTTTAACATCAACGTGTTCATCGTCTATGTCATCATATGACTTGAATTGAGCGGCCCCAACGGCCGCATCATTGTTGGTTTGTCTCTGATCGAGGAACTTGGTGATACCAAACCAGTCGTACCATGACCGCAGTCCTACAACATTGTGGTGTGACACATCATTAACATACTTGATGTGTGCGTCCCAACTCAATGTCGTGTTATTAGTTTGCGGCTGGCTATCCTTGACTGGCTGCGCCAAATATTCCGGGCCATGGGTTGGCGCGTCTGTGTCAACGTCCATAAACTCGACACCAACATGCGCTCCCTGCCTGATCCACTCCTCTGCTTTCCCTGCCAAATCACCACCACCCTCCATGATTACGTCACCATCCTCATCTACAATACGTAAAGTCTTGTTGGTGTTGTTCATGTCTTGCATCCAAGCGGTATTCATGATGTCTGCCTCTGCAATTTCCTTCTGACGAGATTTTGCTATGGCATACTTCATCTTGAGCAACATTTCTTTGCGCTCACTGCTCTTGTCCTGCTTGATCTGCTCGATGGACTTCTTAATCTTGGCCAGGCCACTATTGGCTGGCTCATTGTCCGTGGGGCTGGGTTGGGCCAGTGGGCGTGGCTCAAATCTTGTTTCCCACCACTCAGCGTCACGGTGGATGCCAAAAATGTCCTCATCGGAATACTTGGGTTCACACCCCAAGGGAATATCGTCCAATGATTTTACTATATCTTGCACCCACTGTGGTTCATCCAAAGCTGAGCTGGGTTTATTGCCCAAATTGGAACCGTTCTGAATAGCGCTTTCATTGTTTGTTATAGCTTGTCCAGTCACAGATCCATTAATATGGGTTTTATGCTCCTCTAACCGTCTTGCGACAGCTTTAGCAGTCTTGTCGGCAGCAGATTTAGCCCCTTCCAGCGCAACATCAGTCACTAACTGTTTGTAGGTTACCTCATCATGCATCCTTCGAAGTTCTGCAAGGCCCATACGCGTCGAAGCATCGCGTGTGTAGCCTAGTTGCTCGCTATTTCCCACGTGGTGTGGCCGAGGTGAACGCACCTCAGGCAACCATTGTAAAGGCTTGGTGGGCATTTCCCACTTTGCCCGAGATTTTTGCACGTTATTCGCTTTGGCCTCACAGGGCACCGTTGGAACTTCGCGAGCTGGGGGGCAATGGCTTGCTAGACCATCCCCACCCTCAACCCCCACCTTATGGTGGGGATTGCCTGTCGCACCATGGTTTAACA